TCAGCATATTCTGTAAACTGTAACGGTGGCAAATAGGTTATTGTAGTTTGAAAATATTGGTTTGCATCTAAAACAATTTTTTTAAAAGTATCATGCATTTCTTGATAAACACCTTCGTTTTCTATCCATCGTATTTGTGTTTTTCTATGGCTGTCGTCTTTGTTAAAAGTAGATGCCTCTTGTGGCTCTATTAACTTACCTGCTTCTATCCATCTTTCACAAGTTTCTTTATCTAGTATTTCTTCGTATAGTAACCAGTTTGGGTACTGCATATACAAATCAGCCTGTATTACTTATTTAAGGAGTATCTAACCACCAATAACGCCAGTTATCTGTGAAGTCATTCCGTTGCCATATGTGATTGTGATTGTTCCATTTCTAGTATCAACTTCCCAATTTGTAATCGTAGTGTTTACTTTACCATCAAGGTTCACATCGAAACCACCGCCGCCGCTACCACTAGGACCTGTTGGTCCGGTAGCGCCTGTGGGTCCAGTTGCCCCTGTTGGACCCGTCGGTCCAGTAGGTCCCGGTGGTCCGGCAGCACCATCACTACCCGAAGGTCCAGTTGGACCCGTTGGTCCAGTAGGTCCGGTAGGACCAGTAGGTCCGGCTGCTGCTCTTGATACCCCTTGTTCCTCTTCTAACTCTCCATAGTCGAACCAAGATGGGATAGACGGGAATACACCATCATCATGAAAAGTTGATTTAGTAGCAATAGAAGATAAGTTCTTCATAGCAGTTCTAAAAGTGTCAAGTTCGGCTTTCTCTGATTCGGTTAAAGTATCATAATAGTTCTCACCGTATGCGTTTTGTATTCTTTTCAACCATTCTCTTTGGGTTTGTTTTAGTGCTTTTTCTGCTTCATCTGCATTCTTAAAACTTCTGCTCATTTTTATCACTCCTTCATCTCAAAATAAAACACTACTCTTACTCTTCCCACTTGATTTGTACTTGTATATGATGACGGGCTAGTTAATCGTAGATTGAATGTATCACCTGCAACAAAGCCAAGATTCGGTGATGCCGTTCTTGTATAGGAACTACCACCGCTTCCGGTTGAAGCCCAAGAATATGTTGTTGCTAAATCCGTACCGTTCTTTGTAATCTTGTGAACGAAAGAAGTAGACCCGGTTTCCGCACCGACATTACCTACGAACCAACGTATCTCTTTAAGTTCGCAATCAAACGGTATTACTGCACCCATTGGATTTGTTGAACCATCGGTGTTGTCTACGTTATTGATACCACTACCAAAAGAAAATCTCCAACCGTTTCTAAGACTTGATGAATAATATTGGTCATTCCATTCTGCTGTAATGAAAAACTTAGCGGGTGTTGCTAATGTGTCCCATCTACTCGAAGTACCGGGTGTATCGCCAAAAGTAGTAGAAGTCGCCGCAATATAAGTACCGCCTTCGTGAGTAACAACATCACCTGTTGAGTAATTACCGTCAACCCAAACATCTTCCCATGAAATTGCACCAGTTGGTCCGGTGGGTCCAGTCGGTCCAGTAGGACCAGTCGGTCCAGTAGGACCAGTCGGTCCTGTCGCCCCACTAGGTATTGAGAAAGCAAATACTTTTGCCGTGTCCGGCCCACTTGCTGTTACTCCAATAGGGCCAGTTGAGGCTGTCGGAGTGCCGAAGCCAGCCGCAGGTCCAATAGCACCAGTAGGTCCGGTAGGCCCCGCAGGTCCAGTTGGTCCAATAGGACCAGTAGGCCCTGTTGGTCCTGTCGCACCTTGAGGTATTGAAAAGGCAAAGACTTTCGCTGTGTCCGGTCCACTAGCCGTTACTCCAATAGGCCCAGTAGAAGCAGTAGGCGTTCCAAAGCCCGCAGCAGCACCGTCGCTACCATCAGTTCCGTCTGCACCCGCAGGTCCGGTCGGTCCTGTTGGTCCAGTAGGCCCAGTCGGACCTGTGCTACCATCTAAACCATCATCTCCGGCAGGTCCGGTTGGTCCAATAGGACCAATAGGACCAGTAGGACCAGTAGCGCCTTGAGGAATGCTAAAAGCAAAAACTTTAGATGTGTTTGGTCCGCTTGCTGTAACACCGATAGGTCCGGTAGAAGCGGTTGGAGTTCCAAAGCCCGCAGCAGGTCCAGTAGGTCCGGTTGGTCCTGTCGGACCTGTTGGTCCATCTGCTCCTTGAGGTCCTATTGCTCCTTGAGGTATTGAGAAATTAAATATCTTCGCAGTATTAGGTCCACTTGATGTAATACCTATTGGTCCTGTCGTAGCCGTTGGTGTGCCAAATCCGGCAGCAGTACCAGTTGGTCCTGTCGGACCCGTAGGACCTGTTGGACCGTCTGCACCAGTAGGGCCGGTAGGTCCTGTTGGCCCCGTAGCACCTTGTGGTATAGAAAATGCAAATACTTTAGCAGTACTAGGACCGCTTGCTGTAACACCAATAGGACCTGTACTAGCAGTAGGAGTTCCAAACCCTGCCGCCGTTCCAGTAGGACCAGTAGAGCCAGTTGGACCAGTAGGTCCAGTTGGGCCAGTTGGACCATCGGGTCCAATAGGGCCTGTGGGTCCTGTCGCACCCGTAGGTCCTGTCGGACCTGTATCTCCGGCTGATGCTAATATACTCCAATAAGAAGTATTAGTAGGTAATATAGAGCCGGATGAAGTATGTGCTTGAATACAGATGTATGATGATTCATCAACAGAATAATAAACCGCATCGTCTACTTGATAAGATACAGAACCACTAGACCATGTTCCTTCCCAAACTAAACCTTCCGGTCCTGTACTTCCCGCAGGTCCCGTAGGTCCAGTAGCCCCTGTTGGTCCAGTAGGACCTGTTGGTCCAGCCGGACCTATCGGTCCAGTAGGTCCAGTAGGGCCGGTTGCCCCATCACTACCATCTGCTCCCGCAGGTCCGGTAGGGCCGGTCGGCCCAGTTGCTCCCGCAGGGATTGAAAAGGCAAACACTTTAGCAGTATCGGGTCCCGACGCAGTAATTCCAATAGGTCCAGTACTGGCTGTTGGTGTACCGAACCCTGCGGCTGTTCCTGTCGGTCCAGTAGGTCCTGTACTTCCAGTAGGTCCTGTTGCTCCCGTAGGTCCTGTCGGTCCATCTGAACCTGTCGGTCCTGTTGGCCCAACATCTCCTTGAGGAATGCTAAACGCAAAAACTTTTGCTGTATCGGGACCGGATGCTGTTATGCCTATCGGTCCAGTAGATGCCGTAGGTGTTCCAAACCCTGCTGCTGCGCCTGTTGGTCCGGTAGGGCCAGTAGGCCCATCAGAACCAGTAGGACCAGTTAGTCCAGTAGGGCCTGTCGCACCGTCTGCACCATCAGCACCGGCAGGTCCGGTAGGTCCTGTTGCACCATCCGAACCCGCAGGACCAGTAGGACCATCTGCACCTGTTGGACCAGTAGGGCCGGTATCTCCGGCTGGAATAGAAAACGCAAATATTTTTGCTGTGTCGGGACCGCTAGAGGTAACACCTATTGGTCCCGTTGATGCAGTAGGTGTACCAAAACCGGCTGCCGGACCTGTCGGACCTGTACTTCCAGTAGGACCAGTCGGACCATCGGGTCCAGTCAATCCAGTCGGTCCTGTTGGGCCTGTTGCCCCGTCAGCACCGGAAGGTCCTGTGGGTCCTATTGGGCCTTCTGCTCCCGTAGGACCAGTATCTCCTTGAGGAATAGTAAAGGCAAATATTTTTGCTGTATCGGGGCCGCTAGATGTAACTCCGATAGGACCTGTACTGGCAGTAGGTGTGCCGAATCCGGCTGCTGTACCCGTAGGTCCGGTAGGGCCAGTAGGACCAGTTGAGCCATCTAAACCGTCAGAACCACTAGGGCCAGTTGCACCTGTCGGTCCGGTTGGACCCGTAGGACCATCTGCGCCTGTCGGTCCGGTGGGACCTGTCGCACCTTGAGGAATTGAAAATGCAAAAATCTTGGCTGTGTCCGGCCCCGATGATGTTACACCTATTGGGCCTGTGCTTGCTGTGGGTGTTCCGAAACCTGCTGCTGCTCCATCAGAGCCGTCGCTACCTGCCGGTCCCGTAGGTCCGGCTACTGTTGAATCTGCTCCTGTCGGCCCCGTTGGACCTGTGGGTCCAGTTGGGCCTGTTGCTCCTTGAGGAATAGTAAAAGCGAATATCTTTGCTGTGTCCGGTCCACTAGATGTAACACCGATAGGTCCTGTTGCTGCCGTAGGTGTTCCAAATCCTGCCGCTACACCATTAGGTCCGGTAGGACCTATCGGTCCTGTTGGTCCTGTGGCTCCATCGGAACCATCCGAGCCTGCTGCACCAGTAGGGCCAGTTGGTCCAGTTGGTCCGGTTGCACCAGTTGGTCCAATAGGACCTGCCGGTCCTGTTGCACCGTCTAAACCATCCGCACCTGCGGGTCCTGTTGCACCAGTAGGTCCAGTAGCCCCAGTAGGACCTGTCGGTCCGGCTACTCCTTGTGGTCCGGTAGGACCAGTAGGGCCTGTGGGACCTGTTGGTCCGGTAGGTCCTGTTGCGCCAGTATCTCCTTTGGCTGAAAGAACAGCCCAATAAGAAGCATTTGGTGGCTCTTGGTTTGAATGTGCTGCTGTGGCTATGTAAGAGTTACCGTTGTGTGTAACTGCGTCATCAATAGAATAAGTAGTGCTTGAGTTCCAAGCGCCTTCAAAAACTAAACCTTCGGGTCCTACCGCACCTGCTGGCCCAGTTGGGCCAGTAGCACCTGTGGGTCCTGTGGGTCCTGTTGGACCAGTTGCGCCATCAGCACCGTCGGAACCGGCAGGTCCCGTAGGTCCGGTTGCACCGGCAGAACCAGTTGCCCCAGTCGGTCCAGTTGGTCCGGCAATTCCTTGAGGTCCGGTTGGACCACTAGGTCCAGTAGCACCTGTGGGACCAGTTGCTCCTGTGGCTCCGGTAGGTCCCGTTGGGCCTGTGGGTCCGGTGGGTCCAGTAACACCTACGGATGTGATTACCATCCATACATCTGTTGCTGTTTTTTTAACCACCGATTTAGTATATTGAGAAAGAGTAGCAGCACCATTAAGTGTAACGCCAGTATCGCCACTAATTGTTACTGTACCACTACCTATATTTAGCACGTGTATTTCAGTTAAGTCAACTAAAAAAGGAACATTAGCGTTAGTAGGTATGGTAAGTGTGTTATCACTACTACTATTAAAAACAATTAATCTACCTTCGTCTTTACGAAGTAAAGTATAATCACTAGTTTTGTTTACGGTAGGTCTTACATCAACAGCCATACCACCAACAGTAGACCCATCACCATAAAACAAATACCCTGCATCAGCATCCTTATACAAATGTTGAGTATGGGGGGTTACTGCTAGTCTTTCACTTTCAGTAGTTAAAAAGATATTTTTATTGTTTGTTAAAACATCCGCCATGCTACTCGCTCCTGTTTTTATTCAATATCAAGTCATCCATAAAGGTTTGGTAGGAAGATTACTATAAGCCTCATCAGGTGTATCGTAGTTTTGCGGTAAATCTAACAACGCAGTACGATAAGTTCTCAAATCTGTTTTTTGGGAATCTGTTAGATTTTCCCATCTTATAGCAAGTTGGTAGTAATCCATTTCTTTTAACAAACCGTCTCTAAAGCCTCTTAACTCATCCCATTCCATTTAATCACCCATTGTTAAACTTTACCCAAAGAATTGCCTGTCCGTTATTAAGATTAGTAGTGCCGCTTTCTCTCCTGACTTGTATAATATCACCGGCATTGAAATCGAAATCTACATCCGCGCCTGTTCTAGTAAGTGTATAATTATTACCATTAGTGTTTACTAAATCGCTAGGAGTGAAGGTAAAGTCTTTTGTTGTAGCACCACCGTTTTTTCTTATCCTAATAGTATTCGTTGCTGTGCCTGTGATTGTTCCACCGGCGAATAAGAATGTTGCTGCTGCTACTCTACCACCAAAAGGCATAGGAAACGCATTAGGATTAGCAGTAGAACTTTGAACCGTTGGCGACCTAAAATCGACGGCACTTGTACCTATTGATGACCTTTCAAAGAAACAAGGATGAAGTGCGGTATTTGGGGTATCGTTTGTTCGACCTATGTTACTTATAGTTACCTTAACATTACCACCACTAATACTTGCTATATTTCCTACATTTTGTATTAAGTGATTTGAGTATATCGGTTTAGTTATTGTTAATTTGCCCGGATTAGTAGCACTTACATATAATATTTTTCCTATATCAGCAGGGTCGGATAAAGTATCATCTATTTGTGAAGAACTAATAGTAATTATACCATTTACTGCGGTATATCCCGTATTATTATCAGCAATTTGTTCCATAACAAGACCTATCGCGGGCATTTTTGATGCAGTATCACCACAAGCCAAAGCGACTAATGGTGTAGTGTTGTTATCATCAACATAAACTGCCGCACCTTTAGGGATAGTGCTACCCGTTTCATTTTTTACTTGAATAACAATGTGTGATTTTACCTTCTCGACTTCAAGGAACTTTTCTACGGGGTCGTATGTAAAATCTGTATCTACACCTACTTGGTCCATACCATTACCATAAAGTATAGAACCAACAGGTATTGTTTGTCTGCCTGTACCCCCATGATAAACAGGTGTATTACTAAAAGCACCTATGGTTTCATAAACACCATCTGCTATTTGCCTAAAGTTCCAATCACCCCTAATAGTAGGTCTTTTTACACATTTTATAGATGCGGCTTTATTATCAGTACCAACTTCACCATAAATCCTCCCACCATCTTTTATGACTAACTCATTACATTCTAATGTAAGACCCGCAGGTATTTTCCAATAATTATCTATAACATCGTTTGTTTCTATTTGTAGTTTGTTATATTGAGCGTAAAAGTTTTTTGTTGTAGTATTACCAAAGTTTGTAGAGCCAGTAACAGGAAAATTAAGTGCGCCATAAGATGACGTTTTAAGAGTCTTAAATCTAGCGGTAGTATGTCCGAACCTAAAGTATTCTCCGATAGCCGTCAAAGTACCTTCAAACAAAAACTCTTTGGTATAATCGTAGATGTCGTAGTCAGAAGAAGAAACATTACCACCATTAAAATCTAATATATCAACAGAACCGTATGTGTTGTGTAATGTTCTAAAAGTATCTGAGTAAATAGATTTAGCATATATTGTTCCGGTAAAAGTAATATTAGGATAGATACCATCTATCATACTAAGATTTAGTGCGCCAAAGTTAAATGTAACTAATGCTCTAGCACTTTCACTATTAAACATACTATCCGCTACATTGTAGATAACTAGCGGTTTGTGTGTGTAAGAATTACCATTACCATCATATACTGTTGTAGTACCTGCGGTATTGAAATCGAATGTCATAGAATGTGTTGGTTTTATTTTTCCACCAACATTTATTTCTAACTTACCATCTAAGTTAATACTAGTAGTTGTACTAGTAGTAAGAAACTTTGTAAAATTAGCACTAATAGTAACATCTACTAATTCACCACTAGCAGGAAAGTTAGCACTATCGAATTGACAATCATTATTACCATCAGATGTAGAATCAAAGACTATACTATCGCCATCTGCCGGCGCAGTTCCAGTTGAAGGACCTAATGGGTCTAACCAATTGTCTCCGTCGTTGGGGCTAGAATCAACACTACCTTGCCAAAAATATGTTGTCCCTACCATTTATCTCACCTCTATTGCGAAGAGAGAGAACCGGACAACTCGCCACTTTTTGTACCGCTTGTTTTTGCGGCTGTGGCCTTTGTATAAAATGCTGTGCCGCCCTTCTCTTCTATTGCACTTAATAGCGACTTCGCTTGCCTTTCAAATGAGGCTAACTGTTGATTATAACGAATATCTGCTGTACCCTGTTCTTTTTCGGGAACAACAGAAGGTATGGTATCTATGAGTACTCTCAAACAATCAACACATACCATAAACTTAATTGCACCTTCTATGTGTGCAGTAAGTGGTGCATTTGTAGAGTTTACACCTACATAATTTGCTTTACGTACTTTCTTTTGTACTTCGGGAATACGTATGTTAAGATACTCGACAATAGTAGCCCCGTTCAAACCTCTTGGTCTGTTAAGTAAGTCTCTTATTTGTCTTGCAGATATATTAGTGTCGAGTACGGTTGCTTCTTCGTCTACTACTAATTCTCCTACATCAAATGACATTCATACACCTCTACTCATAGTCCAATGGTACGTCTATGAATACGGTGTTTGATGAAGGTTTCTCCGACCGACCAACTATTACTACTCTTTGTGTAGCAATTATTTTATCGGTCATGTCGCTAGGGGGTAGCCAATACAATGCTTTTCTAGGTGAATCTAATAGTGCTAGAGGATGTCCTGCATATCTTGAACCGGCGTTGCGGTGTACTCTTACCAAGTAACCATTACCTGCTTTCCAATGTTTCAAACGATGTTCCATTTCTTTAACATCTGCTGATTCGGGCAACAATATACCTGCATCCTTTAGTTGGGTAGCAAGTTTAGCCTTAGACGGCTGCTTTTTCTTTGCAGCCGCCTTTGGCTTTGTGGCCTTCTTAGTAGAAGTCTTTTTAGTTTCTTTAGGCAATTAACCACCGCCCGTATTTAAGCACGGACTCCGGTTAACTTTAGAATCCTTTTGTTAGTACCGGATGATGCGCCATCTTGATGTTCGTGGATAACGCTACCCATGTACCCTGTCAATAACCAGTCGTAACCTACTCCCGGTAGACGTGTTAATTCTGTTTCTGTGAAACCTTCACCGTTGTATGTGAAGAACTCGGCTGTGTCTGCGCCCGGAATTAGCATTAGTGCATCGTTTCCGATTGCGTTGCCGCTTCCGTAATCTCTTGTGTAAGAGATAGACAAAGAAGCGATTCTAGCCAAGTGGTCGCCTAGTGATTCTACTACGTTTCCGTATAGAGTTGTATTTAGGATAGCACTTCTTGTATCAGCAGGTAGTACTAGTGCAAGTGGTTCATTACCGCTTACTCTACCTTCTGCGAAGATGTTGTCCATACCTTTTAGGATGTCGCCTTCTTCGTCTGCACTTGCGTTTCCGAATACTGCTGTTGCTGCAACTGATGTTGCACCTGCACCACCGTAAAGTTTTGTTAAGATGTGGTTGTCGATTGTGTCAGCCCTTGCTCTTACGATAGCAAGTTGTTGACGGTCGATGTTCTCGAAAGATTCACCACGTAGTCTTACTGCGTCTAGGAAAGTAACACGACCTTGACCCTTTTCGAGTTTGGTTGTGTAGTTTGCTGTTCCTAGGTTGGTTGGGTCAGTTAGTGCAACGTCATCTAATGGATAAGTAAATGTACCTACTACTCCTGTGTACCACTTAAACTCTAACCAAGGTACGCTACGAACACCGACTAAATCAGTTGCGATAGCGATTGTGTTAGATTGTAGTTGGATAAAGTCTCTTAGAGTTTGCTCTAAGACTGCATCTCCAACTGAAAATGGGCCGACTGCTGCTGTTGGGTTTAATATTTCTTCTAATGTATTGTTCATATCATTCATCTCCTATAATTTAATCTATATCTAACAAGATACAGGAATAAAATCTCCCGCAGACAATGCTGCTTCTCCGCCAAAGTAGTAACCTACGAATACTGCGCTGTTGGATGAGTCGTCATCTACACAACCGTTTTCGTCTGCTGTCTGTGATACGTAAATTGAAAGTCCGAACTTTGGACTTGCGATGTCGTTTGCTAGTTTTAAGTAGCAAATACCGTCAAGAGGAAGGATTGATACTGTTCCTGTTCCTGCTGCTTCCAATGCTAAATCTGCATCACGGCTTGATTCTGCCAATGTGTAACCGATTGGTGTATCTGTTACACTTGCTGTCATTAGAATACCGCTTGCATCATACTTAACTAAAAGTCCTTTGCTTGCGAATGTTTCTTGTATATCTACTACGTTTACTGGGTCGTTTCCACTATATGCTACCATTTTATCTCATCTCCTTAATATCATTGTACGAAGGAGCAGCCATTCTTGTTCTTTCTGCTCCTGCGAGTGTTTTGTTCCATGTGTTTGCCCAAAGGTTAAATGCCTTTGCGTAAACTGCTTCATCGTTTGCGACCAGTCTTCCATTCAAGTAGTTTGCTACTTGTGGCGCTTCTGATGCTTCTACTGCTTCGACAGGTTTTGTCTCAGATGCAATAGGTGTCATCTCAACAGGAGTTGGCGCAGGGTGCGCTTCTTCCCAAGATGCGATAAGTGTTTCTAGTGTAGGAGTAGAAAGTTCATCGTGGCCGGACATTCCCAACTCAGATGCTTTAGTAACTAAAGTCATTCTTTCTTCTTCTGCTTTTGCGGCCACTTGAGCCTCGAACTCAGCGACACGGCTGTTAGCCAAAACTAACTCAGCCTGCATAGCCTCGATTTGTGCTTCATAATTTGTTTCTATGTTTTCTTCTTCGGTCATACTTTTCACCGTTGGTTGATTAACGTCAGCAATTGAATGACCTATAAAGGTTGGCTCACTCGCTATCATTTCTTCTTCGATTTTTATTTTTTCAATAGATTCTACGTTTGCTCTATCATAAGCAGGTTTTACTACCAATGCTAAATGGTCAAAAGTAAAATCTTCACCGAATACAAGTCCGTTTTCATCTGCTGATACGGGAATACCCGAACCACCAATACTTACGCCGTACCCATCTTCTTTCCATAAACCGGATGCTAAACTTGGGAATAATTCTGTTTGTGTTACGTGTGCTACATATCTAACTTCATAACCACCTTCTGTTTTAAAGAAAGAAGCGCCAACTATCCTGCCGACGTTAGATTCTTCTAAACCTTCTTCGTTTCTTGTAAATCCTGCACCGTTTTCGTTTGCTGCCGGATGATATAGTGTTAAATCTGAATCTTTCATTTGTTGTGCGACACTTCTTGCGCCCTCTATTGTTAAAGACCAATTGTTTTTATTCATACCTTCGTGAAATGCTATACCTCTTATTTCATAGACAGTTTTTCCGGTTTCTGCAATAAGTTTTGCCTCAACATCTTCTAAACTTAATTCTAAAGTAACCGCAACTCTTTTACACTCACCATCTATCATCTTTTCGCCGTAGCCACATTCTGCCGCTTTTTTCTTTTCGTCGTCATAGTAACCTTCAACTTCAAACTCATGGCCTTCGTGTGCTTTCATACATTCTTCTTTTGTATATCCCGCTTCTTGGCATCGTGTCATGTATTCATCGTGTGATTCTGTATCATTAGGTGTAGGCTCTGCTGCCTCTACTTCGTCAGCCTTACTTTTAATAGGGATACAGTTAGGTACTTTACGGCCATTTTTCATTTTCATACCGTATTGTTCGTAGCCTTCGGTACATGGGTCATCTGCATCTTTTGCTTCTACGTTACCACAATTGCACTCTGATGCGCTTGCATCGTGAGAATCATTTTTATCAAACCACATTTGGAACTCTTCTTCGTTAGGTCCGGGAAAATACATAGGTGTTCCGTCAGCCATTTTATCGCTGTGTATTTCACCACCAAAACCTATGTCCATTGATTTTTGTCTTGCTCCTTCGGGTGTTGAGAATATGTAATCTTCCATACCTGCTTCTACCTTTTTACCACCACGCCATTGTCTGCAAGACCAATAACGTGCCTTCCATTTTGGGCCGGGATTATCACAGTTATGTCTACTGCGGAATGCTTTTCTTCTAGCAGGGTCATCTCTTTTGATTTCCATGTTAGGGTCGCCAAATCTTACTATGACTACATTACCGTTAGCATTTTTAGTATACACTCCGAACTTTTTAGAAGCACCTGATGTACGGAATGGTTTGTTAAGAGTAACTTTACGTCCTTGATATTCTGCGGCAGTAACATCTTCTTCACCCCATTCTTCGTATGCTACTACTTCTCCACCACAACCGCATCCACACGACATGATATTGTTCAGTCAAGGAATGTCTTATTAACCTACTCTTGACCTTCGGAGCATTCAAAACAATTACCTAAAGTACAGAAGCCACACCAAATGCTACTATTCATTTCTTGGCCTCTTTTGGTTTTCCGTTAGTGATTTGATATGCTTCCATATCTAAAGTGTGTTGTTTTTGCATCTTTTCCATTTCTAGGTCATGCTTCATCTTAAACTCTTCTAGTAGTCTTACGTGAGTCTTTTCAGCGTCAGTTGCTTGAACATCAGCAGAAAGTCTGTCGGGTAATACTGCAATTTTGGCACTTTCTTTACCCTTAAATAAATCTAGTACGCTTGTTATAATTAGAAGTGCCGGACCACCTAATAGACCAATAACTGTTAGTTGTGAGTCTGAAATCTCACGTTGTTCTACAATACTAAAGTAGGATGCTGTGGCTGCTATAACTACCCAAGCCATAACGACACCCATACCAAAAGTTAGCATTAGAGTCTCGTTTGGATTTGTCATTTTCATCTGAGCCATGTCCTTTCCACTAACCTTATGACTTATTAATACTTTGCCTAATAAAGCCCCCATGAGGAAACAAATTGCATATATACCCGTCAGAAGATACTCATTCCACAAGGTCGCTTGCACCATCCTGTGAGTTTTCTCTTGGTAAATCCCCTACTTGTTTTGGTGCTTCTGTCATCTTTCTTTCATCACCTTCTTTACCTATACTTGGTAGGTTAAGCAAATCAAAAGATTGGTTTAGTGTAAGAAGTCCTGCGTTGTACCCCATAACGGTTCTTTGCATTATGTTGAGTGGTGTTTCGCTATCCATAGCCTCAAACTTAATAGTAGGTAAATCTTGTTTGCGATATTTTATACCTAATAAGTCTAAGTGCATCATAAATATTTTTGTTGCTGATTCACTCAAGATTCTATGCATACGGCTGATTGCTTGGACAGCCCAAAGGTTTGCATTGAATGTTGCCGCAAAGGTTGAGCCTTTTTCTTGGCCTGCTGCTACTCTAGGTACTTGTAGTACGGCTGCAATATCGGCATTAATTGTGTCTAGGAATCCTGTGTTGTTTGGCAGACTGTTGCCTACATCTACGTGATGTAATTCTACGTAATGGGGAAGAACAGGTATTTGGTCGCCCCGCAATCCCTCGAATAAAGTAATTACCTCATCCATAATATGTTGGAGTCTTTGTGCCTGTTCCGCAGGGTCTTGTATGTGTTCGATAGCAGATTTGTCTATTGTAATAAACTGCTTTGTCATCGAGTCCTCTAAAGAAACTCTGTTGTTCATACTGTTATATTTCATGCGTATTGGTTGTTTTAGCGACGTAAATCTACTCGCACCCCACACACCGTATGTTCTACGTAGTTTGTTATCGGTAAACCAATTGGAACGATAATCTATTCTAACGTGTAGTATTTCTTTTTTTGGTATAGCACGTTCGTAGGATGTACCTTCTCTTAACATATAGATGTTAGCATTGATGATTGGGTTATCTTCGTCAGCAACGAAATAAGAACCTAAGCCACCTCGTTCGTCAACTATCGTAATTTGTTTTACGGGTAAACTTTGTATATCAGTAATACCGACACCTTGTTTGCCGACTATTTTGTTAATGTCATTACCATATACCATAAGACTTCGCATAGCATTTATCATAATGTCATCAAAGTCAAGAGTATCTTCTACTAATTCACGTATTGCCTCACGTATTTGTGAGTTTTTACCGTTGGCGTAATTTATTTCGTAGTTATTAGCCGTAAGAGATACAGCACGTACAGCGCCGTTCAATTCAGGGTCTAACTTTAACATACTATCGTAAAGGTCAAACTCATTGTCGTGGTTACTGTCTTTTCTCAATCTTTCAGTATCACGTACAATATCGGGTACGCCCGCTACTTGATTGAAGGGTTCTATCATCATACCTGCTCGCTGTATAATTGGGTTAGGATTCTCTTTTTTTGTGTTTCCACGAAATATATTCCACCTGCTACGCTCTGCCATAACATATCGAGAGTATAATTGACGTTTAATAGTTCGTTTTTATTTTTTTTTAATGTTTTTGCGATTTACTGAAAGAATAAAACGCTTTACTGCGACATTTTTTTCTTTTTTTTTATTTTTTTCTTTAATGTAGAGAAGTTAACTACGTTAACTATTATAGTGAGTGGGGGGTTTACCAAACATATTATAGAAGAAATAAAAATAATTACAGACAGCCTAGCAGTCTAGCGGTTTATTTATTTTGTAAAGCATCAAAGTAATAGAAATTAATAGGCTAATACTTATATATCCCTTCAAATAACCTTTGTTTATGCGAAGGGTGCATGGAGGCAAAGACCTCATCGAGAAGTTTGCGAAAGATAGAAGTTTTAGTAATATTAGTGAGTTTGCTGAGTTTCTACACGAAGTTGAGCCAAAGCGTTCTAAAAATGCTTGGCGTTCTGCTATTCAAAGGTGGATGAAGGAAGGAAATAGTCCTTTTAAGGATAAAGAAGAATATCATGCTGTCATAAATGAAAGAACAAAGGTATATCACGATGAAGCAGCAGATAAATACTTGGTAGTGATGGAAGCAGTAGATGGATTCTATGTAGTGGAAGGTGAAAAACACCGAGCCATGAAAAAAGCATATTCTGAGGCGGGAGG